ATGGCTGACTACGCAGGGAAGACCAAGTACTGGATATTCGTCCTGAAAACCCGCGACCCGGCGAGGAGCTCGATTCCCATAAAGCGCGCGACAAGACCTACGTATGCTACGGACACGAAGTCGGCGAGTCGGGCACGCCCTCACCTGCAGGGCTACATCGAGATGATCAACCGCAAGACGATGATCCAGATGAAGCACGACATCAACCCGCGCTGCAAGTGGCTGCCGCGCGGCGGCACGGCGCTCGAGGCAGCGACGTATGCGAAGAAAGACAACACGGGCATCTACGAAGACGGAGTGCTGAGCAAGAGCGATCAAGGCAAGCGCAACGACATGGCTGAGATCTTCAAGATGATCGAGAACGGCGCCGACGAAGCCGACATCTGCAGGAAGTATCCCGGCCAGTTCATCCGCTACCACGCGGGCATCACGAAGGCCATCAGCCTGCAGTTCCAGAAGCGCGTCGGCGACATCGAGATCTACTACATCTACGGCAAGACGGGCTCCGGGAAGACCAGCAGCGTCGTCAAGAAGGAAGGAGAAGCGCTGTACCACACCTACGACCAGGACCTGCGCTGGTTCGACGGGTACAAGCCAAGCCGACACTCGGCGATCCTCATCGACGAGTTCAACGGAAGCCAGAAGGCGGTGTTCTACAATAAGATCCTCGACCGCTATACGCCATGGGTCGAGGTCAAGGGCGCCAAGCTGCGCATCACCGCCAAGCGGATCTACATCTGCAGCAACTACAAGCTCAAGGAAGTGGCCAACACCCAAGGCTGGAGCCCGGAAGAGCTCGAGCAGTTCAAGCGGCGCGTGACCAAGTTCATCCACGTCGAGCGGCTCCCTGGTGCTCCGCCGGTCGACATCTGGGCTCCGCTGGTCCCGCAAGCTGCTGAGCCGACGACGCCCGTGCGCCCTCAACACCCCCATGGATGGAGGCAGCGAAGGCGGGCGACACCGCCGACGTGCGCAGACTCCGCCTGTTCTGGGGCACCAGCGGGTTCACGCCATTCGATGCGGGTGACCAATGCACCACGCAGTGGCATATTATGTTCCAGGTCAAGGAACCGCTGATCGCGTAAATTAAAAATTTTCAAATCGGGAAAAACACTTTTCCCTACTGCCTCTTGTGATTTATTTTTTTTGAACACTATATAAGGGGGGGTGCGCACGTGCAAGTTCAATCCCCCCCAGCAGCAGACTTTTCCGAAATC